ATACATAGCAGTGCCATTGTCACGCATGTAACCAGCGTCCTTGATCATATCAGTGCGTGTAAGCTCACCTCTATTAACAAGCTCCATCTTTTCATTAACGAAGTCAAGAAGTGAAGAACCCTTGAGCATAAACGGAAGAACAGCAGTGGTGGTAGTCATAGTGGAAGGAATCGTGATTGTGAATGAAGTCAATTTGGCGATACGATGATGTCTACATAAGCATTAGGGTACATGTTAAAGTAGGCATTGATGTTCATCTCAGCCTCACTATATGTTTCAAATGACTCAAGAGCAATCATGTTGCCCTCATCATCCATGCGTGCAATAGTGTAGGTCATTTAGAGGTAAGCTCATAAAGATAAGCATCAACCTGATCGTTGTTACGGATGAAGTCCTCTACATCAGCTAGTTCGTAGAAGGGATCACCATCCTCATCACCATAAGGGTCGATAAGAACATACTCATCATAGTCATCACCAAACCGTTGGATAAGGTCATAACCGGTGCAGTCTTGCACGGCAGCCTGTAACTGGTCAAAGGTAAATGTTGTCATTGATCTCCTTAATGGCGAATACGGTACCGGAAATAAGAATGAGTAAGGCAAGGCTAAACATCAAAATTCAATCTCTTCAAGTGTAGGGGTAGCTAGAGCTGGTTTAGTGAAGCTGTCAATGATCATATCAAGGACAGACAACAACTCATCACCAGTCTTAGCTTTACCAAGCAGACCAGTAGCAATCTTCTTGTCAACAGAGACAGTTCGCTGGCTCACTGTAATAGACATAAGCAAACCTCCGTTTGTAAGTGTTAACTGTGTTGCCATGATCTAATTTATGTCTGCGCATGTGGCTCTGCGCTGTAATGATAACATGATCGTACAGTCAGGTCGGGTTGCAACCTATAACTGTTCGCGGGATCGCTCGCTCCGCTAGTTCCGTCTTGTGACGACCATACATATTAAGTTGTCAAGGTGCTGGTGGTAGAGCGACGGTCTCGCCTCCCCCACCGATGTAACCACCATAGGCCATACCCCCTTTGAGTGTCAAACCCAAGAACCCAGTGGATCCGTGTAGCCCCCTAATTGACCCTATCAGCCTTCCTTATCGATCCGAACCGTGTGCTGGACTGATGTGTCTTATTAAAACAGTGCTGTTGTATTCTCGTTAGTTTGCGTGAGTGTGAATGCGAATAAATACAGCGTGTGAACACTTTTTCTACGTGCCTCTGTAATGCCCCTCTAGTGGCCTGATGGTGTCAGTATACCTAACAACGGTTAGAGGCGCCTTATAGCCGCTTCTAGGCGTGTCTCAGGGCGTTATAGCTGCACTGTCCTATTGAGTTAGGGGTGGCAGACAGATGCCTTGATATCCACCCTAGTGTCACCGTATCAACACACCACTACATATAGCGTTATGCCTACCTCTTACCTATTACTAACCACCTGTGCCCAGTACTCCACCGCTATCAATTAGTTACACACAGGCTAGCAGTACACTACATACAGTGCTGAGCATTGATATACGGTAGGAGTCCTTGATCGCAAGAGGGGGGCACTGGGGGGAAATACGAGGCCCACTGGCGATATAAGGTTTAACAAATTTATGTCAAAAATTAAAGGGACCCCTAGTGCGTGCTAACGCACACTACAACGCCCTAGAACGCCCCTCTAAACAGTCAAACGGTCAAAGCTGCACAGACACTAGGTAGATGCTTCTCTAGGAGCTTATAGGCCCCTTCTGCGATGATCCTATGCTCTAGCTGTGTACCGTTACCGCACCTAAGCTGACAGTAATGAATCCAAGACCTGATAGTGCCATTCATGTACAGTCGAGTAGGTGTTGCTAGTGGGAGTACTTCTCTAGCACATTCTTTAGCTACCCCAGCTGCTATCATGTCTTTATAGATCTTATAGGCATCACCATACAGCATACCAATACGATAGTTAAAGAGATTCTTGGTATCAGTGTCTAAGTCATCAATACTATTCTGTCGGTTCTTAGTATCTTGTCTACGAAGACTAGGCAGTCCTGCTGGAATAGATGCTTCAGCGTATCTCTGGGAGAACTCTTGAAAACTAAAGCTTCTATGCCTAAGGATCTGTGCTGCTATACTACGGGTAGTGTTAATCTCTACACACATATTAACCATTTCAAACGGTGACCAATGTTGATGGTCTATGAGATACCTAATTAGTTTAGCACTGGTCTCAGTGTTTGACTGATTAGCTGGATTGCTAACACGAGCCATGTAAGAGATAAGCTCTTCAGCGTTAGGGGTGATGTGGACTAGTTTGACTTGGTGGGTAGTCATTGGGACTTGTGATCGTTTTGGTAGATGGAGGTGGCAGTGATATCATCCCATGCTGTAGGGATATAACGATTCCTAATTTTTACCGTATACTCTGAATCGTAATAGTTTTTTGACACATTAACTTGTTTTTGTTCATTAAGTGTCTTAGGATGACGGAATTGATTACGTAATGGTTGCTTACGATATGTTCTACTCATAACGTATACAGTAGAATAAGTAGTGACAGGATTCAGAAGGATTGGGGAGAATCAGTACTCCAAGATTCAGTATTAGTTAGTGGAAGTTTGTGTCTTTGGAGGTAGTACTTACAGAATGTCCTTCCCCAGGGACATTAATAAAGAGGAAGATGTGTCTCGATAGAGGCATGTCTTCCTCCCCTCGGAGAGAGTGGTCCACCCTCCACTCCCCCCTAATCGGGTGGTTTCTCCAAATCAATTCCAGGAGAAGGGATCTCAGCGATTAGCCAATTTCTAACTGTCACAAGCTAACCCATGTAGCAGTAGAGCTTTTTGTCTTACCTCTAGCCTTACGTCTTTGCTCTAAATTCATCCCCATCACAAGGTGATTTGTAGCAGCTTGAGGGTCATCTAGGAATGTGTCTAGTATGTCATTCCACTCTTCCTGCTTACGCATTTTAACAGCTTCATAGGCGCTAATAGACATAGCATCTGTAAAATACTTAACACCTTGTGCTAGTGAGTCTAATCTGTCGTCATGCTTAACAGCTCCCTTTTCTCTGCACATCCTAGACATCTGATAGAACAACATGTATAGGAGACGCTCCTCGGGTGCGGCTTCTTTATTAGAGTTGTAGTCCCATTCCACCACAGACCTATCAACAATAAGCCTATGCTGATTAAGGACTGGCTCAAGGGAATCAATGATCCTGTCTTCTTTACGGACATTGGCACGTACTTCCTCTACGTCTATTGCTTGTTTAGTTTGTTGGAGGTGCTTCTTAAACAACTCTGCGACGATACCATCTCCGAAGTTTGTTTCGATGAGTAATTTCGTAACATTGTACCGCTTACACCCACGAAGGATGTCAAGAAGTGTATTGTCGCTATAACCGTCGCGATAAGCTCGTACCTCGTGAACGTAGAGAAACCCATTCTTTTGACTTATGTATGTTGCTGCTGTTTCATCACTACCCCTACCTGATGGGTCTACCGAGCAGATCGTTTCTGTGTAGTCACTCCAGTCTCCTTGTAGTTGCATTGGGGAGTAAAAGTAATCACCAGGTAAGCCAACCGTAGGCAGATCCTTGAGCACATTACGAGGGTCACTGCACCACACAACAGCATCCGGCGCTTGAGTCGGGTTAACAGAGGTAATGATAAGATCTGAGAATTTAAGTGGGAACTTTTCTGCATCACTAAGAGTCGTATCCAACATGAATTGAAGCATGAAGTTACTACGACCCATAGCAGCTTCACGTTCTACTAGGTCATCAGATGAGAAGCGATCAGGGTCTGTTACTTCCCAAGCTTCAGCACCTGCGTCTATGTCCTCTTGTAGCTGAGGAGCTAGCAGTCCTTCATAGTTACTAAGTGAACGAGGGTAACGTGCAGGCCACACAAAGGGACGGTAGTTACGTTCAGCTAACTTACGATAAATAGTAAAGGTAGTCTGTGGTGTACCAAGGTACATGATACGACTATCTTTTTTTGGTGTAAGGATAGATTCAGCCTCCGTACAGAGTTGCAGTAGCTTCTCCCTCATCATCTCAGTTAAGCTATTGGACGGAACTTCTACGTCATCCAGAATCATTAAGTCAGCACGAGATCCAGTTAATTGACCAGTAATGCCCACACTTTTAACAGAAGGAGCTTGGTGAGGGGCACAATTAATGTCAAAGCTAATACGTGACCATCTAGAAGTATCAGCTTTAGGTTGCATGTGCCGTAACCAAGGCGTTTCAATAATTAACTTTTGACAGAAAATACTAAAGTTATCGGCACGTTCTTTACTAGCACTAATTACCATTACCTTTTTATCATTGTCATTAAACAACGTCCAAAGAACAAAGGCAGCAGTAATCCATGACTTACCAACACCACGAAAAGCCTGCACCATTAAACGTTTTGGGCCATATTGTAGATAATCAGCGATTGCATATTGAGCACGAGTTGGTGACGGTAAATCTAATTGCGCCCAAATTGCTTGAAGAAAGTACTTAAAGTCTTGCTGCAATAAAGTCAGTGAGTCTTGTTGCGATGGTGAGGAGTTCTTCTGGCGTGGCATTGGATTTAATGGTGTTAGCTTTATAGGAGATTACCCAGACGTTACCCTTAATATAACCCTTGGACGAGTCTATTCTATCTAAGGTTGGAGAGCTTTCTTGGACACTTACCGAGCCCTTACTTAGTTGTATTTCTAATAACGGGCATTTATCAGGAATCTGAATATCCTCTAATGTAATGTTATGCTCGAACCCCTTACGTTTGGCTCGGCTTTTACTTCTGTTGAGCATTGCTTGCTCGATAGTTGTATTTTCTTTTTTGTAATTACGCTGATAAGATCTGTACTCCTCAGTTCTGTATTTTTCCTTTGTACATGTAATACAGCGAGCTGTACATCCTGCTCCTTTTTTATAGAACTCGCTTAAAGGCTTTTCCACGCCACAGGAGCGGCATTGTTTGTTCATAATGGTAGAATATACGTAAAGGCACCTAGAGGCCCCTACAAGGGGCTCCTAGGCACCAATGGTGAGGATTTACTAAATACCTTGAATCAATGATTGACTAGGGAGACTCATACCAGGTTGAATACGAATCACATCCGGTACAGTGTTTTGCATAGCCCTAATCTGCATACTAGCACTGGTGGGCTTGACCTTAGTTGTTTTTGCAGCAACAACTGGTGTTGGCTTAGTTACGACTTTTGGTTTAGCTGCTGGTTTAGCTGCTGGTTTAGCTGTAACAACTGCTGGCCTAGGTTGAGGTACAGGTTCCCTATTAGCAATAGCCGCAGCCTTTTGACCAAGTGATTGACTAGTTGTAAGGCCAAGTGGTACACCTTTTGTAGTAACCGTAGGCCCTTTAGGCATTGCAGGTTTCACTACTTTAACTGTACCAGCATTAGGCGCCTCTACAGTTGGAGCAAACTTAGAGATATCGTATTGATTTTGACCAGCCCTAGCCATTTCCTCTATGTCTATGCCTTCACCAGCTCGCTCACGTATATAGTCATACATAGCAACTGGATTAGCGCCTTGTTTAGCTAGTTGATCAAAAGTATAGTTTAGTGTTTCTAGGTTAGTTTCAGGTAATAGCCTAGAACTTTGTCCACTTAAATTAGTCCCAAGTAGAACTGAAATATAAGGATTAAGTGGTGAACCGGTAAGGCCACCTCTAGTTGGAATGTCTTGAGTCAATAAAGCAGCCTCTCCTAAACCCTGGACTTTATTGATAGCCATTCCAAGGTTTTCTACCTCATATGCTGTTTGAGGTCTAAATGGATTTTCTAGGCTACGCCCAGCAGCTTGATTAGCTTGAGCATACTCCTCGCCAGCAGCTGCTATATTACCAGGAGCGCCAGAAGCTGAGGTTTGAAAGTGGCCAAGGTCAAGTCTCATACCAAGCCTTCTGCCAACTTCTTGAGCAACCTTTTGAGCGTTAGTCCACTCTCTTCCCTCAAGTTTACTGAGGTCTTGAGCAGAGAATCCTCGATTTGCCTTATTCCAAGCTTCTACTAATGCTGGGCTTTGAGCATCCCTAAACTTTCTACCAATAAGTTTGCCCTTATTGTCAAAGAAAGAACGAGGCAAATCAATACCTAATTCATTAAGCGCCTGTTCTTTAGTTTTACCGGCAGCCATTAAAGCCCCTACAGCATCAGACACTTCATTAGGGGCATTGAATTGAGGAGGGATTAAATTAGCTGCTTGGTATTGACGCATAACATTAATCTGACCCTGTGGATCAGTAGTTGTGTACGTACCTTCACCAAGTACTTTTTTAATCTCACGACTTTGCTGACTACGCACAGGCATTTTACGTGGAGCCATTACTTAGCTCCCAACAACAGCCGACTCACCACGCATACGACGCTTACGCTCTTCCTCTTCCTTAGCTAACATACGCTCTTTACCAGAGCCAGGACGTTGACGAGGCTTCTCCTGCTTAGGAGGATTAGGCTTATTATTAGAGTCCATATAGGTACCAGAGGTTTTTGCTTTACTGTAGTCCTTAGACTTCTGTGCTTTCATGCCCATATCGACATCAGTACGGAAGTTTTCAGCCTTAACCGACTTAGCCCGTGTACCAATAGGGTTACTCTTGATATCTTGTGAGGTTACTTTCTCACCTTTTTGACGCCGTTGAGATGCTTCGACCATTTGTTTGATCTCTTCACGCATCTCTTTAAGTGTTTTCTTTTTGTCCATGATTAACGAATGTGTGCTAGGATTAGTGTTTCCCTATTGGTAGGGCCAAATGTATCCCTCATCCATTGTAACCAATTTCTACTGCCTTTAGCCTGATTACATTTCCTACAGCTGGGTACAAGATTTGATGTAAGGTCTTGACCACCAAGACACTTAGGGCGAACGTGATCAAGTGTAAGTTCATGTAATTCATAAGTTTCTCCGCAATAAACACATTGACAGTTAAAGTATTCTTTAATTGCACGACGGTGTAGCCTTTTTGCTTCAGAGCTTGTCATCGTTATTAGGTTATGGAGGTAGTGATCAGGACTAGGCAGTAGTGGTGTCACATTATTGGAAGGGTAGAGAAATACCAAAGATCTTCATTGGATCTTGACGCTTTAGGGTTGGTTTTGGAATCGGTTTAGGTTTAGGTGCAGCAATCGGATAAGCTTTATCTAACTGTTGTGCATAACTAGACCTACGCTCATTATGTGGCTCACTAGGTCTAAAGTATGTGTTACTAAAGTACAAAGCTGCTTGTTGAGGCGTAACACCTTTAGGTGCGTTCTCAAATGATCTAGTGTAACCGATTAGTGAGTTACCGTTAGGATCATAATCTCCTTTGTACTCCTTTGCTACATACTGTAGTTGAGCATCAGGGTTATTCCTATTTTGGTAACGATTAGCCCATTGATCATAAGCAGTACGTCTAGCACCAGTAAATTGTCCAATACCACGACCAGCACCACTACCACCTTCAACTACATCTAATTTACTGAGATCAGGTGAGCCCGTCTCTTGAATTAAGTTAGCAGTGAATCCAATAGCTTGTTCTCTCGTTAATTTAGGAATACGACCACCACTCCATTTAGTCATAGTGCCATCAGTAAGGAGTTTGATGGTACGTGCAATCTGTGGTGATGGTTTAATCTTTAACGGATCAGCCATACTTCTTACCCTTACGTGGTCGTGTGCGATTAGCTTTAGGTGATTCTAGTTTGCCTTTGTTAGGACCAGTATGGGAAGCATCCATACCATCACCATTACCGTAGGTACCAAGTTTACGGTTTAGTTTATTCGCATTAGTACGAATCTTAAGTCCTTCCTTTGTCTTATTGTAAGCGGCCTGTTGCTTAAGACGCTTTTTGTTAGCCTCTGGATTCTCTTTATAGTATTTAGACGTGCGACTTGCCATACAACCTCTTCTGGATAAGTTCAGGATCCACCTTAGGCATAATGGTGCCTCACCTGATTTAATACGAGCAAGAAACTCTTTGGTTACAAGGTTATGCAGTTCGTTGAACTGATCTTCTGTGGCCTTCTTGTTAGCCATTTCTCAATACAATTTGATCTAGTTTATTTTCGATGCGGATCATGTGATCCTCCATCTTTTGTAGTGCATTGGCTAGCTCTTGCCTTGGTACATACTTCTCAGCAAGACGTAACTCAATCTCATCAATACGTTTGTCAATAAGATCCATACGTGAACTATTTCTACTGCTGATAGAAGCCACGCCACTTCCAACACCAATAACAAGGGATGCAACTCCTGTGATAATTGCCTCAATCATTTTCTTTTAGTAGACGTTGTAATTTGGTGGCATATAGTGGATCAGTTGCATATCCCTCTTTTACCAACAGTTCAGCGCATTCCTCAGGTGTAGAAGCACGGTTGACCCCCTTGTAACCTTTGTAGTCCTTGTACCAACGGTCTACAATGTAGGCAATACAGGCATCAAAAGAAGTGAAGTTCTTGAACCAAGCATCTACCCTAATCTCCATACCACCGACAAACTCAGTAGTAGAAACAAGGGTACCTTCACCTTCTTTGCCCTTGATACCAAAAAAGTTATTCTTACCAGAGGTGTGCTCACCGTAGCCACTCTCAAGAGCCCACTGAGCAGCTACTACTTGTGGAAACTTAGCCCCTGCCTTAGAAGCGGCAGCCATAACTCCCTTCCAGGTGTTATCCACGAGATCGATAGGTTGCATCTCGGCAGCCTTAGGAACAGGCGTTGACAAAGGACGGAAGGTCATATACCAACCAGTACCTTTACCTTCTACTTCCCAACGCTTTAGCCAATTAGCCCAAGAATAGCTAACATCCTTACCACCGGAACCAATGGTAACGTAACCACCGTTAACGTTATCCATCTCACCGTATGGATCATGGAAAACACCATGTTCTCCAGTGTCACCAATAAGAAGCATCCAGTGACCACCACCAATAGGATTGGATACGTGACCTTTGTGGAGGATACCTGTAGCTACTGGGTAACCAGCTTTAAGTTCATTGAGTAGATCCTGTCTTGTACCTTTCTGGTAGAAGGTAGCAAACACACCGTATTGCTGACAGGCTTTGATTTGACTTGTAGAGGAAGTAGTATCACCGTATTTAAGTACTGTACGGAGGTAATCATCATCTGCATTACTACCCTTGAGGGCATCAGGTAGGAGATACTTGATAGCCATAGCACATGTAGAGCTAAAGCACATCCGATCTCCATGACCTGTTGCACTATCTGTCTGGGGGTAGTACTGCTTAACTTGCAGCAATACCATGATAATTACTTCCCTCTAAAGGTTCTACGGATACGACGTACTGTGTCATCTTCAGTACGAGTCTTACTAAAGTAAGCAGCAGCCAGAGAGATGGCTTGGGTAACGCTATTAGAACGACGCTTCTTAGTCATACCAAGGTATTCAGAAGCGATAAATAGGATGAAAAAGGCTAGTGTTTCATAGGACACTTTGATGCCTAGGATGGTAATCATGATTAAGTAAGGTTTAGATAGTTCAAGGTTCGCTTGTCCAACTTCCTGATACGTTCTCCATATCCCAGAAACCAGCTTCTCGACATCGAAGGGTAACTCGGGCACCTCGCACACTTGCTTCAATATATTTAGCAACAGCAGTTCCTACTGGAACAATTCGATCAGCAGCATTTGGATAAATGCGAAGAGCAAACGATTCCATAAGAACAAAGTTAAGAACAATTCCGACTTTTGCCAAAGGTAAGGTTCTAGTAACAGTTCCTGTAGCACCATTGTTAGTTACAGTACGACCAACGTAGCGCCAATCTGTCATTGTTAAATTAGTTGAAAAATCAACAAGTTGCTCTTTTTGCTGTATAATTGTTGGAGTTGAAGTAACATCAGCTGACCAAGGGTTTGTTCCAGCAAAAACCGTAGTTGGATTCTCAATACTCAGAGAAACAGTACCAGAAAATCTAAAAGGTGCAAGAGAGTTTGGATTTAGACGATTATCATCATCACGAATAATCGGGTCAACCACAAAGATATTCCCTGAGTCAGCAGTAAATGAACCAGAGTTGCGGAAGATAATACCACCATTAATGGTACTAACATTTCCGTTGGCTTGGTTTGGATTAATTATAGTTGGACGCACTATTTCAACCACGGGGCCGTTAATATCCCAATCATAGACATGAATGCCAGCTACATTCTCATCTTCGCAAACTGGATCTATAATTTGAATGCGCCCCTTACATGGTGTAGTAGATGTAATGCGGTTTATGTCGAAACCTGCCCGAAAACGTCCACCGATTGAAACCAATCCATTATTTTTGGTATATGCGCCAACAATTTTAATATCGGCGTAGTTCGTTACAGCCTGCCAGGCGCTAAGAAAAATCTCAAAACCCGGCCCGTCGTTTCCTGACGTTACAGTATTAAACATACGAATTGGGCCAAGAATATCAGTCGTATTATTTGGCTCAATATCTACACCAGCCGAAGGCGCTGTACCAGTTGTGCCTGTATAGATTCCACTATAATCAAAAAAAGATTTGCATTGGATAATTGATAAACCTTGCCGCCTATTATTGTTAGCTTTGCAGTTTTTAAGAGTAACATCTGCTAATGGAGAATTAACATAGAAACCATCTCCTCCAGAATCATTGCTCGCTAAACCCTCAATGACAATCTGCCCAGAAGCTGAAACAATACTTACTCCATGATTATGTTCACTGGAAAAACCAGCTTTAACCATCTGCAGCGTTGCACCAAAACCAACTATATGTACGTTACTGCCAGCAATGTTAAATAGTTTTTTTGTACCTGTCAGCAGTGTAGAGTTTGATTCTATAACTGTGCCAGGTTCAATTTGGATGCGAGTATTTGATGGAATAGTTAGTTCACCAGAAATGTATTTAACAGTAGGCTTTGAGATAAACAGTGTTTTCCCAGCAGATGCTATTAGTGCAGCTTGAATGTAAGCAGTATCATTAGCAACACCATCACCAACCGCCCCAAAGTCTTTAACACTCACCACATCTTGCAGCTTTGATTCAACGGTGCGCTGCATGGCACCAGTACCGGCCTGGATAAAACCTCCACCCAGGTCGGCTAAGTCACGTGTTTTAGTCATAAGTTAATTACCGGATAAACAACACTTTGATGCCGAGAATAGTGATCATGATAAGTTTCGTGTTTCGGACTAGATAGGCTCAGCATACTATTAAGTATTGTTCTCCATCGTGCCGATAATCCAAAAGTTTTGCGCTGCGATGTTGGCGTAATTGGCGATAGGCACAGTTGCATGACCTCTTCTAACACTGACCAAAAGATTTGAAGGCAGTTTGCTTGGAACCTTTGCGCAGCGTGTGTACCAGACCTTCATTCCAGTTGACGGCGTTGTTATTTGGGCTCCTGCAGCATCGAAGAAGATAATTTCAAAGAGATTGGTTCCAGCCGTGCTAACCGCTGAACGGATTGTCCCTACTGACCCATGATGCGTTAAAGAAATACCGTACCTGTCTCCTACGTTTTCATGTGCAACTCTCAAAGTGTTGCTTGCCGTCCACGTAAGAGTTGGCGCATTTACATTTGTAGAAAAAGATTGGTCCCAAACCCATGAAGAGCCGTTGTAATACACATAACCATTCATCTGATCCATGCAACGTAGTGTTACTTGATCAATGCTGTAGGTTGCATAGACAAGCTCTTTCGCAGTGCTGCTGCCAACGATGCAAATCGACGTAGGGTCTTCGGCGTGCGCAACTGGCGGGTGAAGAATAGTAATAGCATCACTAGCAACAGTAGCCGTAATGGACCCACTCCATAAAGGAGTCGTTGTTACAACACCAGTGCCTGAAACGGTAAAGCCAAGAGGAGCAGCCGTTTTAATGTAAGAAGCGCTGAGCCCCACGCTGGATCCAGCAGTGACGCCGTAAGGAGCCAGGGTTTCGTCAGGTGCAACAAGGAATGTGCCTACTTTTTTGCACGTTTTTTTGTAGTTAACCTGAATGGTCGTGGCGTCGGAATGCACAACAGACTGCAGCCCTGTTGGCTGGTGGTCGCTGTCAGCAATAAAGGCAAACGTGCCTCCACTGTTGCGAATGGCGCAGCTCAAATAATCGTATTGGCGCTGGCCATCACCTGAGATAGAACCATTCTGCGCGATCTTTCTAGAGTAGCCGCCAGTGAATGATGCGCCGTCTCCATAGAAGACGACGTTATCTGCGCCCGTAAGAGCGGTGACGTAGTAAACGCCTTTCGGAAAATAAATGCTGCCGTTTGCACCGACTGCATTGACTGCTGCCTGAACCTTCGACGTGTCATTAGATATCCCGTCACCTACAGCTCCGAAATCTCTAACACTCACCACATCTTGCAGCTTGCTTTCAACAGTCCTAGTAACAGCACCACTACCAGATTGATTCCAGTAGACATCCTGTGCTTGAGCTGTTGTACCAGTGTTGAGGTTATTGACGCAGATTACCTCAAGAACATCACCTGCAAGGAGTGCTACGTTGAGGACAATACTAGTACCGTTATTAGCGGTGTAGTCAGCATCACGTTGCAGTTGAGCACCATTAAGGTATACCTGTTCACGGTTAGGGCTATAACCAAGTGTACCACCAGTCGTGCCAACACCAGACAATGTCGTCTCACCACCAACAGCAGTCTTACTCCAACGGGTAAAGCCGGGAATACTTAGATTGCCATAACGGTCATCAATATATTTTTTAGTGGCAGCATCACTATCAGAAGTAGGTTCACCTAGGTTATCAATTTGATAGCCATTCATATTGAGGTTACCAACCATAGGGTTGGAGCCATCAACATTAAGCGCGTTATTGTTAGTTTCTTGAGTTACATAAAGGTTCTGCGTGAAGTTATCATTCAGATCCTTTGCTCGGATAGCAGAACCAGAAGAGAAAACAGCAGACAAAGCATCATCATCAGTATCTCGGTAGATACGAATAGAGGCTCCGTTAGCAGGAGCATTACCCGCAGTAAACAGAACCTGACCACCAGTCTTTGTCGTGTAATTAAGGCTCTGAAGGTTATAGTGAGTACCAGCTGTCTTCAGTACACCACCAACACTAACCTTAATATCAGTAGATTCAAGCCATTTAAAGGTAAAAGAAAAGGGTCCTAAGTTGGACCCATTACCAGTGAATGTATTTTGTGTAATTGCCATTTAGGTTTATCGGTACATTTGGGTTAGTCGCTCAATCTCTGCTTTACGACGATCAGCAGCCCTGGCAGCATCATCAATACGACCCTGTTTCATAAGGTTCTTATTGGTCAGGGATTCTTGAATGGAACGCCACATCGGTTCATTCTCTTGCTGCATACGCAACTCAGCAGCCTTTTGGGCTTGAGACATGATATCATTCATCACTGAATAGACTTCACTTTGAGCTGCTTGGATCTCTTCAGATGGACGACCTTGAACACGCATAGCACGAATACGATCTAGTTGATCGTTATACTTCTTGTTCTTGCTAAGTTTATCAAACTCCTTCCATAGCTGTTGTTCACCAATGTACTTATACAGTACTTCACGTTCCTGTGTGGTGTATTCGTGATTACCAGTAGAATCTTTACGAATCATTTGAATACCATCCCAGCCACTATCAATAAGCCACTGACGCCAAGGTTCGGTACCTTCACTGATCTTAACTGGGTTAACAGCATTAAGAGCACGCAGTACAGGATTATCGATGTCATTAATAGGCTTACCAGTGTAGATATCAATCTGCTCTGGAAGCTGACTAGAGAAGCCAGGGACCTTGTTGGTTACATAACCCACCAAGTCGTTATAGATGTCCTTCTGGGAGCTTGTAATAGCGTTAGAGACAACGCCAAGAGCACCAGACATAGGAATAGCAGCTCTCACTTCATTAGCAAGGAATCGAGTGATAGCTGTCTCATCACCGTTAGCAACAGCAACAACAGGCTCAAGACCAGCCACCCAAGACTTGTTAACAAAGGTAGCAGAGAGTGTCCATGCTAGCTTATCTACAAACGACTCAGTAAGGGTAGAGCCGATATCACGTGAGTAATAAGCAAGGTCACCGACAAGAGTGAGGATAGTGTCAAGAGGTTCGTAGCCAGCATAGCTGACCCACTTACCTGCAACATTGATCGTCTTAGGCTGCCAACCAAAGTTATCACGAAGCTTCTTACGTTCACCAGCATTAACAGGACCATTGCCACGGATATTACCACCAAGGGCGTAGCCAAGCATAGACGTAGACAATAGAGCACCAAAGGCTACACGACCACGGTATTCAGCTTCAAGACCTTTGAAGATAGCCATACCATTAGGTACACCATCGTAAGCAATACCGTGCTCCATAAGAGCATCTTTGATCTTGTCAATGTCATCACCAGCCCACAGTACCTTAGAGTACCTGTTCATGCCAGGGAGAGTAGCGATAGGAGTGTAAGACATAGCAGCCTTAACACCATTAACACCAGTCTTAGGGAACATGAAGAATGGCTTCAAGATAGGCAGTTTGTTTACACCACGGCTCAACCATGTAGCAGTTTCATCGTCTAGGTTAAGTGAAATCTCTCCAGCAGCATTCTTAGCAGCAGCATCAGTGAGATTACCCAGAGCATCAAACGATTCATCATAAGCAATCTTCTCAGCCTTAGCTAGCTGTTGTGCAAGTTCAGCACCCTTATAACCAATACCGTAGACTTCATCCCAAGCCCTAGCACGAGCCAGTTGAGAAGCAACAGTAGTCTGTACATAGGCATCAGCACTAATCATTGCGTTAGTGCCGTACTTAAACCAACGCCAGTTACCAAGGTCATACAAGAACCTAGCAGACCTGTATTGGAAGAGCCGACCCCAGTTACCATCTTTTTCCCACACCTGTTCCATATCGGCCAGTGTGTCCCAAAGGTTAGGATTATAGTCAGTAACAAGGTCCTCACGTGCTAGTTCACGGAAGTCTGCATTGGCGTCGTTACCCCACTTACCATTATTCCAGGTACGCTTAAAAGTATCCCAGGAATCAGCAAGTGCTCGTTTATTGACCTGCCAGAATGAACCGTAGACATGTGTAGCCTTACGGAGATCCTCAACAGTATTACGACCCATCAACATTCCGAGACCAGTACCAAGAAATGCGTTGTTAGTACGTAGGGTAAGAGCAACAGTGTTACCAGTAATAGCCTTGAGAGCAGAGATACCAGACAACATGTTGTTATAACGTACTGACCATACACCTTGTGCAAAGGCATTGAGTCCCTCATCGCCACTCTTAAGAAGACCCATGGGGCTAAGTTGCTTAGCACTCCACTTCATCAGCTTATCAAGGGAGTCCACATCACCTTTAGATAATGCAAACGCATCAATCAAAGGCTGAGCAGCATCAGGACGATCACGAGCAATAGTCCGAATCATATCCCGATAACCTTGTGCCTGAATGTTCTTCTCTTGTACTTTGAGATCAAACTGTTCAGTGATCTGCCTGATAGCAGATTCCTTGTCAGGTGATTCCTTAAGGAACTTCTGCCAACGATCTTGGTTCTTAAGTGCCCAACCAGCGATGTACTTATTTAGTGCATACTCTTCCATAAGGAAGGCAAGACGATCACCAAGCATCTCAGTAACACGACCAAGGTCAGCAGTCTCAGGGAATGCCTTATAACCCTCAGCAATATCTGCTACTTCACGTCCTACGGTATCCATAGCACGAGCTGATGTTTCAGTAACAACTTGACCGATGTACTTATCAGTCAGTTCTCGCATAGCATAGCCAATAGCTTCTGCTTGTACATCATTGATATACTTAATAGAACGACCATCCAGGAGATGTTTTACATCACGGTTGTTGAGGAAGAGGTTCTTAAGATCAGATACTTTATCAGTACCAATGATATCATTGTAGATCTTCCATGCAGCATCACTCATTTGAGCCTTAGTGTACCTAAACCCCTCTACCGTTGCATCAAAGTTACCAGTAGCACGAGTGCTTTCAGCTAGGTCTTCAATGATGTTACGTGAGACGGCATTACCTTTACTAAGGTCGTAGTAGGCACGCTCAGAGAGAATAGGAGCAGGAGTACCACCACTGTTACCAAGTTTGATAGCGGTAGTGTCAGCCATGTTACGGGCAATGTTACCAGGAGGAACACTAAGTGCAGCAGTAGAGCCCTCAGGGAACATCGTAGGAGTGATCATCGGATCAACACCACCAGCCCCTTCAGGATCGTCCATAAGGCGTCCTTTACCTACCTCATCTACCTGTGTATCCCTGCTGATCTGCTGACGCTCTACAAACGATTCTAGAGGGCTCTCAGTGAGTTCTGACGCTCCGGTATCAGCGTACTGTTTGCCAAGCTTACCAGCTTCACTATCCAATCCTTTAATCTGTGCTTCAAGATCACCAATACGTACACTCTGTTCGATCAGCTGCGCTTCATCAAGAGGAGCAACAGAAGATACTTGAGCCAACTCTTCTTGCAGAGCCATGCGTTGAGTGTCGATCTCAGACAACCGAGTAGCAGTAGCAGCATCAGCATTAACGATAACTTCAGAAGACATAAACTCCTGAGCGGTCTTATCGTTAGGCTTAAACCAATCCATTACTCCACGACCTGCAGCAGCAGAGTAACCAATGATATCACCAATAATACTAATGCCAGCTGATTCATAGATGTTACGTTGACGACGTTGCTCAGGTGAGTCAGTATCCTTAACAACTAGTGCATCAGGAACAGGCAACCAAGGTGCCGCTTCTTTCACAATCGTCGATACAGTCTCACCTTCTGATTGATCGCTGATAGCATTAACAGCGACATCACCAGCAACGTTAATGCCAAGTGCAGCAAGACCACGTGCTACAGGACCACCAGCCATACCAGCAGTACCAATACGAGATGCAGCACCAACACCAATGCTAGGGACAAGAATAGAAGATACTTCCCTTACCTTTTGAAAGCCAGGGTTCTTGAACTTTGTCTTGGCATCCCAGGCATCATCAATCCATTCAGCACCAGGGATACGACCAATAGCATCCATACCGAAGTCAATAATACCCATACCAACGGATCCAAGTCCCTCAAGGGTACGTTGGGCATAGGTACCAATATCTTGACCAAGGGTAGCATTAGGATCGCCACTACCGTAGATAAAGCCACTACCTTTATTGAGAGGTTGTTGTGGCTTGTTCTCACCAGTACCAAGTAGTTGCTGAGTAGCTTGTTGTTGAGGAGACTTAACAGGCTGTACATTACCAGCAGCTTTGTTCTCTGCTGGTGTAGCCTCCTTGTACATTGTTTGAGGGGCTGTCTGAGGACTATAAGCTGGAGCTGCCTGTTGTAAGGCTTGCTCTTCAGCAAGTGCTTCAGCTTCTAGACGCTTCAGCTCCTCTTCATCCACATAGGGGGTTTGTGTCATACTGATTTACCATGTAAGAAACTGAAACGCCGTCCATCCGGCAGTTGAATAACCAATTTATCTCCGTGTTGTGTACGGGTTTTAGATACAATACGTGCTCCATTCTGCAGGAACACTTTGGATCCTTTAGCTGTACCATAGTCAATACCGTGTGAACCACGGGCTACATGACCAGCAAAGGTATCAGTAACAGGAATACGACTCAAAGGAACACGTCCAAATTGAGGATCGTCAACAACGACAAAGTTATCAAGAGCTTTAGCTGAGAACTCCCTAGCAAACTCATTAACAGGTGTATTAGGGTTGTCTTGTTGTTTAACATCTAGGTGAGGACCAGTAGAGGTAGGTCCAATGTTATCTGTGATGTAAGCAAGAGTAGGACGCATGAATGCTTGGTTACGTGCAGGAGGTGCTTGGGTATAAGGTTGATCAACATTAACACCCATCTGTTGCATCACACGAATGATCTTACTAGGATAGGCAGCCTCACCACCAGCATAGCCACCAGCTGCAATAGCTTCGATAGCTTGACGTGGTGTCTTAGCTTTAGACAGACCAGGAGCATACCTAGGATCAGTCATGAGGTTTAAGAAGTCCTTAGCGGATTCAAGAGGCGAAGCGTAGTCCCTCCAATAGGAACCATTCTTCATAGTACCTTGACCAGGACGTGCTTTAATGTTGAAGACATTATTCTTGCCTGAGGTATACTTACCCCATCCAGATTCCAGTGCCCACATAGCTGCCATCACCTGAGGGAACTTAAACCCAGAAGCATTGCCAAGTGCTACTACATCAGCATAGCCACTGTTGCCTGTACGTACAGTAGCAGGTGCATTACCACTACCAATGATAGTAGTGTTAAGACGATCCTGAGTGGTAGGTTGAGCAAAGATAGCACGTAGTGTAGGATCATTGATTTGGCTTAGTTGATCCCTAAAGCCAGGTTTGATTTGACCTTTAAGGCCAGCCGCCTTAAGTTGAGCATTGAGGATTTGAGTAGGACTCATGCCAGGCATAGCCCTAGACAAATCAGTGTAGATCTCGGGAACAGAGATAGGCTTACCACTGGTGATACGGTTATCAATGTCTCTAAGAAGAGCGGGACTCGCAAGTACTTCAGTGTTAACTACATTAGGATTAGCACGTACCTTCTTAATGACTTCAGAAGAGTTGATAACATTGATGGTAGCTGGGGCACCAGGATGCTTACCAGGAGTAAATGCAGCATAGAAGGCTTGTGTCTGACCTGCCTTTGCTTGCGAAGAAGCAATAACAGCAAAGGCACCTTTCTTCGCTTCAATAGCTGTTAGGACATCTAGGCGTGCTTTATTAGCAGCAACACTAGGTTCCATTGTCTTAGCATATTGCTGGAACTTCTTATTGTACAACTTAAGTGCATAATCAGAAGCACCACGTAGACTATAGTGAGCACTACGGTTAGTACTATCACCAATCAAATTTTGCTTAAGTGCATCAGTAAGTTCAGACTTAATAGTCTCTTGCTTGATACCAGAATCAGCCCGTTGCTGGTCTAGCTGCTGAGCACGGTTACGCCATGTCTCACGTACCTCAACAGGGACACCAGGTTGATCTACATCACTAGCGGTGAGAGTACCTAGCTCATACTGTTCACGGAATTGCTTAGTCCAGAAGTCAGCATTCTGTTGTTCAGTAGTAAAGGCAAGGTGAGCTTGAAGGCGGTCTGTAGGAATACCTTTTGCCTTAGCTTCTTTAATAATAGCAGTGAGAGTCTCTTCATTAGGATTGTTATTACTGACCCAATCAAGTAGTTGATTCTCTTGCCTTTTGTTCTCACGACGTTCTTGTGCTTCAACAATCTGAAACTCAGCTTCTTTATCTTTTTGTCGATTAGTGAGAAGCTCATCGTACTCAGCCTTAAAGCGATCCTTCATGCTACCCTGATCGGTCATAGCACTAGACCAGATCTGCTCTACCTGTTGATCAGTAAAGAGAGTAGTATCAGAAGTAAGCTTAATGAGTTCATCCCTAGCACCCCTACGACCAAGTGGAGTAGCTCCATCTTCAGCATAGGTGGTAGCAATCATATTGAATGCTTCCATAAAGGACTCACCAGTAGGATTCTCTACCAGCAGTCGCTTTGCTTGAGACCTAATATCATCCGATTTATTACGGATATCAGAGCGCCTAGCTGCCTCTACAAGACCACTATAGGCTTGATTAGCACGCTGTAGGGGCTCCATGATAGCCATTGGCTTGATATCAAGTAGCCCATTCTCCTTAAGGAACTCACCAAGCAATTCAGGGGCAGCAGCAAGCCTTTGCTCAGCAGAGCTAAGACCACGTTCATCTAGTTTATTTTGAGCCCATGAAGGATAGTTGCTAAGAGCTTGCCTTGCATAGGCTTCCATCATACCTACATGGAGAGCCTTATTACTAGAAGCTAGGTTACTAACTAGGTATGGGTTAGCATTACGCTGTTGTAGGCCACCAACGATTTGATTAGTAGCCTCTCCAGATGTCTTAAGTAGAGACCTAGCTGTAAGATGATTCCTAAGTTCCTCTTGAGAGATTTGACCAGAGGCTACAAGATATGCACCTTGAACCTTATCAGCTTCATCTTTCTTTTTACGGTATTCAGTGATACCATCAGCAAGTGTAGTACTGAACTTAGCGAGGCTATCAAAGACAGCTTCTACATTCTTACCACGTTGCAATTCACTTTGAATAAGTGTCTGTGCATTTTTACCAATAGCTTCCTGACGATTCTCAGCAAGCCTTTTTTCCCATTGGTAATTCTGATCACGATCTCGTGCTTCGATACTGAGCTTACGCTCAAGTCCAGCACCATACTCGTCTCTAACCTGTTTAATCTCCCTACGGTTGTCTTCCATACCACGTATGATACGGTTATCACGTTCTTGCATTCTAGCAAGACCTTCCGTAGGTGCTTTAATAGGATCGAAACCTATACTCCGGGCGTACCCTCTGTAACTTACTTGATCCATTTTTAGTAATTACTTTTACTTACCAGCAGCGTAGATACTACCAGCACTACTTATAAAACTACTAGCTGCTCCCATCCATGCACCAGCAGGAGATGCAGCAGCACCCTTAATTGGCTTAGGTCCAAAGTCAAACTTCTTAGGTTTACGTGGAGCAAGATACTCAGCACGTGGTGTAGTGATAGGCTTAGGCGGTTCAGGAAGACGGTCAGGCTTGAGCATACGATTAGCTTCTGCTGCAAGATCAGCACCGAACTTGTCGTTGGCAATCTTACGGATAGCAGCTGCTGAATCAGCCTTAGCACTCAACAGAGACTCAGCTAGGATAGCTTGATTACGTCCTAGTGCAGCAAACTCAGCCTGTTCTAGCTTCTCAGCACTCCTACCTTGTTGACCTTTAACAGCAGTAGCACCTTCACTTTGCAGGGCTTTAATGATAATATCTTGGTTCTGGAATGCCATTTCTTTCATAGCATCTTCCAGTTTACGGTACTCAGCTTCATTAGCAGCAACTTGTGCCATTTGATTGAAGGTGAGTTGCTGACCGTAGATCTGTTCAGACTTAGCATATTGCTTCATCTGAGAGGCATATTCAGCAGCTTGAATCTTTAGTTTAAAGTCCCAATCCTGAAGATTAGTAGAATCCTTGAATGCTGCTAATGTTTCTTCGTTCTTTTGGTTAAGACGCCATTGCTTGTTACTATGCCTGTAGTCAGCCATAATACGACGAGTGCCATAACGCCACCCTTGTAAGTCGTATTTATACTTAGCTTCAATCGCTGCATTCTGCGCGTCTGCCTCAGCCTGGCCACCTAGACCACCAAGGATGGAACTAATACCAGCAATACCTAGACTAATTAGATCCATTACTAACTCCTCCGATAGAAGCCAGGTGAGTATTGTCCTTCCCACTGCATAGACACAAGACTAACAGGGAACGGAGTATTTGAAGTTACTTTCATTGTATAGTTATCTGGCCTTTGATAAATGGGAACTTTATAAACAAATGAATCCCTGAATGGTGAGGTG